CCAATGGTGTGCCGCTCACGTTGTTGATAGCAATAACGCCTGTGCCTTCTGTACTGCCGTCATTTGTAGCTGAACTATCTGCGTACAAGGTTAATTTTCCACCAATGTTGGCAGCATAAACACCACTAGTGTTTAATACACTATTGATGCTGGTTACTAGTTGTGTTACAGTGTTGTTAGGACTAGCTAATACTGTAATTGTTGTGTCATTAATAGCAAAACTATTACCCGCAGTTAAACTAACAGGAGCTAGTGTGCCTTGGATTGTGGGCCAGGATGTTTTCCATTCGTCACTGCCAAGTAGAACCCAAGTGTTATATAAATCTTGGGCTGTAGCACCATCTTGTAACCATCCTGGTGCTTGATTAACACCGTTAACTGTGGTAGGGCCACCACGCTTGTAGTAAGTTGGATTGAAAGTATTAGTTGCGGTGACCGCGTAGTTGCCAATACTACCATAACTGTCTAGAGGCACTGTGCTTCCAGTCATTAAAAATGCTGTGTCAGTAATAAAACTAGGTATTTGATTAGTAAATGCAGATGTGGTTTGATTCCATTCTTTTATACCCCAAGTACTGGTAGTAGTGTCAAACCAGTAAGTGCCGTTGGCAGGTGCGCCAACTGGGCGAGTTAAACTGGCTGTAAGGGCAGCCAAGTCAATATCTGCTCGCATCACATAGGCAATGTTGGTTACTCCCAGGGCCGAATATCCAGCCAACAAGCCGTATTCGTTGAGTTCATATCCGTTAATCGGAGTACCAGCTGTGGTATTGTAAAAGAATGGAACGCCAAATGTACTGAGTAGGTCTCGCTGACTTGTCATCAAATACAGTTTGTTAGCATTGACTGCCAATGTTCCTGGAGCAATTCCAGTACCTGCGCCAGAGATTTTGTTCTCTGCAGTTGCCAATAAAATAAATGGTACTGAGCTAGCAGCAGCGGGTGTGTAATTGCTTTGGTCAATTACACTGACTTGTACACCTGGGGAGATTAAGGCCATAACTAATTCCTTTTTATTAATTAAAGATATTTATCGGTTATGTCAAAAAGAACGGTGTTATGACGGCCTATATGTAGGTCCGCTCAGCTAAATATCCATATGACCAGGCCTATTTGCCCAGAATGTAAACAACGGCCTAGGGCTGTAGCTTATCACAAATATGATCGAATTTATTATCGTAGCATGTGCACCTGGTGTTTGAATAAATCTAAGAAAAAAAAAGCTCCAAAACCATTGTGGCAATTAAATGGTTATAAGAAAAAACCCACATGTGATCGATGTGGGTTTAGAGCCAAGTTTGCGGCTCAGCTGTTGGTGTATCATGCAGATGGTAATTTACACAATACTACTCTTAGAAATTTAAAAACTGTTTGTCAGAACTGTGTGGTGGAAATTGCCAAGACTGATCTGCCTTGGTCTCCAGGAGACCTTGAACCAGACGTTTAACTTGGGCATATAACGGGTCTAGCCCATCTGCATTGTTGTCAATTACAGCATCAAACTCAGTGCCAATCCATGCCCATTCACTAGGGTGGATTCCTAGATTATTTAAAATTTCTGTAGAAGCATTAGGTTGTGGGTGCTGATTTGCTACTTGTGCTACGCTGAACCACTCAGGTTCCGATCCACGCACTACACGAATTACAATACCACCTGCGTTGCGAACTGCTTGGATTTCGTTAGGAAAACGGACGTCGGTAATAACAATATCGTTGTGTGCTCGATTAAGTTTATTTTCAAGGCTGGCAATCCAGGTATCGTCGTGCCAGCTTCTACGGGCCACTTCTGTTCCCCACTTTTGTAGCACCAATCTAGGAGTCAAGTCGGGCATGTTTAACCGATTGGCCCACCATGGATCTACGGTCTCTCTCCAGGCTCTGCTCTCTGTTGTGCGGCCTTCTAGTAGCTCACGATCCCACCCGAACACAGCGGCTACAGCGTCTTTGAGCGTGGCGGCAAAACTATCTCGTTTAAAGCCGTAAATATTTTGCAGGTAATCGGCGATGGTATCTTTACCTGATCCTTGAAAGCCAGCAATACCAATAATCATCTAATTTCCTTCACGTTTAAATGTCGTAATGTGGCCTGTAACATGTCAATCTGTCTGCGACAATCTTCAAGGGCATGATGGCTAGTAGGTGGTTTAGGCAACTCTGGCCACAGGCTGTAGATGGTTCTGGCATCGCGCACATTGTAAAATTGCCAAGGCAAACTTTTGCCGTAGCTCTTGTAAGCATGTTCAAGTATGTTCATGTCGTAACATATACCATTGGCCCAGATGAATTTGTGTTGCCAGGCTAACTTGTACAGGCTATCCAAGGCTTGGTCAAGGTCTACCCGACCTTCTTCCATAAATGCCTCAGCTTGTGCTTCTGGTTGGGTGGCCCACCAATCTATAGTGTCTTGTTGTATAGTACGGTTTTCTTGGCTCTCTAAGGTAATGCGGGCATAGTATTGGCGATCATAGTGGCCGGTACCAAATGGATCAAAGCTTTGGGCTGCAATGGTTAAAATGGTTGCGTCAGGACCAGTTCCTAAACCTTCTATGTCAATCATTAATGAGCTCATGCTAAGAGTATAGCATGATTTTAAGAGTAAGTCTAGAGGGCGTTAGCCAATTACCCAGCTAAGTGGTTGTGAACCATCCACATAATTCTTGAGTTCTTCAATTAATTTGTCCATACTTGCTTGTGCTTCGGCTTTCATGGCTGTGCCATTAAGTGATGATCCACCCTGTGGTCCAGCCAGAGTGGCAAATTTTTCACGTGCTTCGCCAATGATTAATTTGCAGTTGGCGGTCATGTAGTCACGGATCCATTGAACAATTTGGAAATCGCTTAGGAGATTAAATTCGGGTTTGAGATTGTAGCACCAGAGCAACACCGCTTCGCCTGTGCCTTTGGGATCACGGATTAGTTGTAGCTTTTTAGTTACCGGATTCCAAGTATAATTCATATAAGCACCAAACATACGTCCGGCCAATTCTACATACTGACTGTAGAAGTCATAGGTAGCAAGACCGCCAGCCACGTTGAAATTCATTAGGTACACGTTCATACTTGCTTGACTGAATGGATCAAAATTTGACGCAAACGGGCCGGTTGAATCGCCGAATGTTCTACGGAAAATCTGTCTAACTGATTGTACTTCTTGTGGCAGGTCGTAGATATTAACGTTGGTTACCAACTCCATGAAGATATAACTTTCTTCATAGGCGTTTTGTGCTCGCTGGCGATACACACCAATAGTACGTTGATAGGCCGCTTCGTAGTGTTCAGCATCCAACTCAATGTCAATGATTTGATCGCCTAGTTGTAGACGTACATAATCGATGAGATTTTGTTTTAATGTATCTAAGCTGGATTGATTTTCTAAGGCCATGTAAGGAAGCTCCGTGTTCCCTGTATTTAGCTGTTTACCAAGCCCACAGTATGATCATGTTGTCGTTGCCACGACCATTAAATTTAGTTTCTGTAGCTTTGATTTCACCAAATGCCTTGCGAGCCGCTGGTTTTCCACCGCCAGTAACTGCTTTGATTTGTTCAGCTGGTTTACGCAGTGTTTTTTGGACTGTAGCTAGTGTGTCAAATCCTGCAATAGCACTACCTTTAATTGTAAAGGTCCCAATGTGGCTATCTGCCATGACATGAATCAATCGACGTTTGGCCGTGTCATATAACCATGCTTCACTTGCATTTACTAATTTAGTAACTGGCTCTGATTTAAGACCAAGTTCTTCAAACTCTCGTAAAAACTTGAATTTGCGTGTGAGTTTTTCTGGGCTTACAGCTTTCTTGGCACGTGGTTTGCGTTCTACTTTCTTCAGTTGCACATAACTGCTGCAGTCATTGATCACTGTTTCGCAAAATTTGACACAATTACGAAGTTGTATTTTTGTAAGGTGACTGTAGCCTTCTACTAGGTCAGCATCCTCACCTGCCAACACTTCTGTAAACTCTGCTAGCCGTAGTTGCCAAACAGCTGATACGGTTCCTGTCATGTTGGGACTGATATTCATGCCACGCATGAGTTTGATTGGGCTAAAATCTGCACTCATCTTTGCGCCAGCTACTATAAAATCATCAAACATACCTTCAAGTTCGCCACAGCACTCTGATACTTTTTCACGCAGGTGATCTTGGATTGTGAGTCGGGCTACAGCCGTGTCGGCATCTACTTCACTTTGTTCGCGTTTCTTTTCTTGCTTGACTCGAAGCATCTGACTAATTTGCTCATCAACAATGCTCTGTTCGTGTTCGTTAAGCACAAGACCTAACAATGTCATTCGACATACCCATGCTGGTGTAAGACGAATCTGGCTGTCCGGAATACCACGCATGGTCTTGGCATCTTTGGATCGAGTGTTGTGCTCTAAATAATGACACAGCATATCCTTGGCATCTTTTTTGCCATAGTGATAGTTGTACCACTGAAACGCATTAGCAAAACTGCTGATGCGATTTTCTTCAGTGGGTTGAAAGTTCCACTCAGGTTCGTGCCCTACATATTTGGTTTCAGCACCCTTGGGGTTTAGTCGCTTGATTGTAATTTCGTTTTTTGCCATAGTTTTAATAGTGTAATGTCTGTGTGACTAAATGTCAACCTATCAGGGCCGCAAAGGTAATGTGTTGTTCCAAATTATCCAGCAACTGGTTCGCTTGTTTTTTCAATTCAACAAATTTTGATGTGTCTCGTTTAATTCTACGGCATTCTACAGATTCTTGACTTAGGGCTGTAATTACTCGATCTACCCCAGCCAACATTTTGCATAAATCACGATATACCACCTTGTTTTTTACAGCAGATATTTGCTTTTCTGCGTGATTTACCCTGTCTAAAATATCATCCATAACAGTAATTATATAGTATTGGGAATTACTAGTCAACCTTTGGCGAACTAAATACTTATTATGCCTAGATTGTCACTTTATAGACCTAACAGAACCTCAGATTACCAATTTTTGGATCGCACAATTTCCGAACGCTATACTGAGGACGGTCTCGATGTCGTTGTGCAAAAATATTTAGGTCCTATCGTAGACACTACAGATAACCCCGGAAATAAAGATGCTACCTTGCCGGTTTATACTTCAGAAAATCCGTTGTTTATTGAGGATTTGCTATTGTTAGAAAATAGAGATCGTGCGTATGATCCCAATGTTTATATCATGCGTGGTGTTTATACCCAGAACGATATTAATTTTGATTTAACACAATTTGGATTATTTTTAAACAACGATACATTGTACATTACATTTCATTATAACGATATGATTGATAGTTTTGGCCGTAAATTAATGGCCGGCGATGTGCTTGAGTTACCCAATCTCAAAGATTATTATCCCTTGAATAGTAATATTACTAGAGCATTGCCTAAATATTATGTAATTCAAGATGCTAGCTATGCCACAGAAGGATTTAGTCAAACTTGGCTGCCACATACTTGGCGAGTCAAAGCCACGCCAATGGTCAATGCTCAAGAGTATAAACAGATCATGGATCAGCCATTCATGCCCGATAATATTTGGGACAATGGTAATTTTTATCCTCGTGGCGATGTTGTTAAATCTGGCGATCAATACTACGAGGCCAAGGCCAATGTTCCGCCTGGTACTGATATCACTGATCCGAATTACTGGGCATTAATTGAAAACCCAACTACATTAGGTGATGCTAACAGTACTCGTAATAAAGATTTAGCAATCAATGATGCTTTAATTATACAAGCCAATGCTGATGTTCCATTGTCAGGCTATGATAATGTTTCATTTTACATATTACCAACTACACCCGAAGGTCAGCCTAGTGGCGAAGGATTATCAACCAATTCAGCAGGACCCACAGTGGACGGTACACAACAGGGCGAAGGTGAAACTCCCAAGAGTTTTGGTTATACCATGGGCTACTTGACTGGTGATAAAATGGCGCCAAATGGACTGCCAGTTACGCCAGGTGTTAGTTTTCCCATGGGACCATCAACAGGAGATTATTGTTTGCGTTTAGATTATTTTCCAAATCGTTTGTTCCGTTACAATGGTGTAATGTGGACTGCTATCTCCGATGATGTTCGTACACCTATAGATTGGGGACTTGATAATAAAACTCAGCGCAGTTCCTTTGTCAACAATCCATATACTGTATCCACATCCGACCAAGGTAATATACCAAGCCGTCAATCATTGTCTGAATTGCTCAAACCAGAAGCCGACAATGGCAACCAAGGCGGTAACTTACCGCGCAAAACAAGACCCCCAGGACGATAATGCAAACTTATTTTTTCGACGAACAGATACGCCGCTATCTAAT